TCGCAAACTCCTAACCTTGGCCTTAAGAAACCAGCCGGCACGGATTACGTACTGGTGTCCGACTTCAATGATAATGCCGATGTACTCGATCAGAAAGTCGGCAATCCGGCGCAACTTGAAACAGATAATAAAACCAGTCTGGTAGCGGCTATTAACGAAGCACGTCTTACTGGCGGGTCCAATCAACCATATATTGGCGAAAACGGTCATTGGTACGTATGGGACGGAACCACCTCGCAGTACGTAGATACTGACATCGTAGCTAGCCCCACAGGACCTACAGGTCCGATGGGACCAACAGGGCCTACAGGCCCGATTGGTGCTACAGGACCCACTGGCGTACAAGGTCCCACTGGCCCGACGGGCTCAATTGGTCCCACCGGACCTACCGGACCACAGGGTGACCCCGGATTCATCGGGCCCACAGGGCCTACAGGATCACTCGGCCCTACAGGTCCCACTGGTGCTACGGGCCCGCAGGGCATACAGGGCGTTACAGGACCGACAGGTAGTCAAGGTAATCTTGGCCCCACAGGGCCTACAGGACCAGCCGGCCTTGACGGAACGAGCTTTACCGTCCGCGGCATGTATGATACATATGAACTATTCATCGCGGCACATCCTACAGGCGTAGAAGGTGAAGCATATGCAATCGGCGATGAAACTTATAACGTCATATATACCTGGGACACGATTCAATTAACTTGGGTGAATCTCGGATCACTGCAGGGTCCTATCGGTCCTACTGGTCCAACAGGTGCTCAGGGTGCAACAGGTCCGACAGGTTTGCAGGGTTTGACTGGCCCAACGGGATCAACGGGACCTACGGGGCCCCAGGGTATCCAGGGAGTTGTTGGTCCTACAGGCCCTACTGGATCCGTAGGTGCAACCGGTCCTACAGGTGCTACACCCACAGTAACCTTTTCAATCGTAAACGGGCATCTTATGCTTAACTAGGAGGACATATGAAGATCGGTGTATACGCCATCTCTAAGAACGAAAGTCAGTTCGCGGAACGATGGTACAATTCTATGCGCGAAGCAGACGAAATAGTAGTGCTTGATACAGGCTCAACTGACTCGACAGTCGAGATACTACGTTCATGCGGCGCCGTGGTGCATGAAAAAGTTATTAGCCCCTGGCGCTTTGACGTCGCGCGGAATGCAAGTCTCGATCTTGTCAGTGATGATGTCGACATTTGCGTATGCACCGATCTTGATGAATACTTTGAGCCGGGCTGGAGAGCCCGACTTGAACGGGCTTGGAGTTCCACGACCACGCGCGCGCGCTATCGTTACACGTGGAATTTTAATTTAGATGGCTCTGAAGGCGTTGTGTATTTGATGGACAAGGCGCATGCTCGAAGGGGTTATAAATGGATTCATCCCGTCCATGAAGTCCTGCAGTGCTCTTCGGAGGAGCACACCGTAACAGTGCCCGGGATACAATTGAATCACACAGCGGTTCCTAAAAATTCGCGCGTCGGCTATCTACCACTTCTTATCCAAGCTGTTCAAGAAGCGCCCGACAACGACCGCAATACACATTATCTAGGACGGGAATACATGTTCCAAGGCCAATATGAAGATGCTATTATCACACTCAAGAAACATCTATCACTTAAGGCGGCAACGTGGGATGCTGAGCGTGCAGCATCGATGCGGTTTATAGCACGATGTTACAAAGCGTTGAGTGAATATGATCAGTGCGAGTTGTGGTATAATCGTGCCATTGCCGAAGCTCCACAATATCGCGAAGCATGGGTTGAAATGGAACAGTTCATGTATGATCAAAAAAGGTGGCGCGAATGCATATTTTATGGTCTGCAAGCAATAAACATTAAGAACAGGGAATTATCATATATTACTGAACCCTTTGCATGGGGCGGATTGCCGCATGATTTGTTGAGCATCGCGTTATGGCAAATGGGGCGAAGTGCGGAAGCTATATGCGCCGCGCGGGTTGCCTTAACGCACAATCCAGATGATCAACGTATACAAAGAAATCTTGTACTTATGAAGGGGGATACACAATGAGTACTGACCTTGGCAAGATCGTAATGACGCCTAAAGGCGCGTACAATGCATCTACGCAGTATGAAATATACGATGTCGTAACATATGATGGTGCAAGTTACTGCGCTCTAAAATCCGTAATTGGCGTAACGCCGTCGGATGATGGTATCAACTATAACTTATTAGCAGACCGCGGCGCTATCGGCCCTACTGGACCTATCGGCAATATTGGAGCAACTGGTCCTATAGGTCCAACTGGCAGCGTGGGACCTACAGGTCCAACCGGCCCGATAGGAATTACTAAAAGCGCTATCGAGCCAACAGATCCAGCTGTTGAAATATGGATTGATGATGGCGGAGAGGCAGATAACTATGAACTTATGCGCTTGCTCATAGGCGCGGCAAAGTGGATCGCTTTTCCAACTATATTCGTTCCAGCGAGTGGGTGGTCTGCCTCTGCACCTTTTACGCAGCAAATTTCCGTTACAGGTATGTTATCTACTATGGAACCATTTTATGATGTAGTACATTCCGAAACGCCGGCCACCGCTGATGCCGAAGATGCCGCGTACGCACTTATTACCGATTTGGATTCCGCTGACGGAAGTGTGACGCTCACTTGCCGTAATACAAAACCTACAACCGATTTAACCATACGCTTGAGGGTGGTGCAATAATATGGCATTAGGTCTCAAATTAGGTAAGAGTGGTGGCGGTGGCGGTGGGAGCCTGAATGATGTAATTGTAACAATAGTGGATTTATCAGTAATCACCGAACTGGTGGTTCGCTATGGGATTTTGAACGCATACACCAGATCAATCACGGCGTAAGGAGGAATAAAATGCAACTCGCAACCAGCTTAGTGGCAGGAGAGCGCATATGGATTGAGGAAGAGGGTACGCCGATACAATACGAGATAGGCGGCTTTGATGTGCACGCCTCAAACACAATGACAGTTGTGCGCGTAAATCAACACTCGAACTCAAGCTTCGGAGCTTCTACCCAGTATAGTGGAAGCACGCTTGACGTTTTAATGCAAGAGTTCGAAGCAAAATATTCCGCCGCACACAGGCGCGTAATGCTCGAAGTAGATATCATATGCAGAACCGGCACAAGCACAAGCGCGACACTTAGCAGGCGCGTGTTTGCTCCTTCATACACAGAAATGGGATTCGGAAATAACGGAACTATCGCAGAAAACGCCGCTTTGCCGTGGTACAACTCCAACGCGCGCAGGATCAAGTCTTTAGCGGGAGGCAGCGCGGCCGTCTGGTGGCTGCGTTCGTGGAATTCTGCCTCGAACGCGTGGCTCGTCAATACGCTTGGCACGGCCAACTACAACGGCCCGTCCAATTCGTACAGCGCCGTCCCCGTTCACGTTCTGAAATCTGATATCTGGGTATCTGATACAACTGTGGACGGAGCATACACAATACAGTATGGATACGACGAAAAAATAGATTTTGACGCAAAGTTAATCGAAATGGACGACAGGCCGGTTGCAGCACGCGCAGAGGTTGACTGTAACGGCATTTTGGCGTTGAAACTTTGCAACAATTACAATGACGCATCACCAACGTGGGAAACAGCAACAAACGGCCAAGAACACGAATTTTCAAATACTATAAAAACGGCCGAAAAATGGGCGGTAGGGATACGGATAGAAATAAACAGAGAAGCAGACGAGGATTTATATTGTTATGAGCCTGTCGTGCTCATACGAAAGTGAGGAAGTATGCTTTTACTGGATTACTTGCGAAAGGAACGCGATCGTATTACGAAGGAACTTGCGGCCGGGCAAGAGGCGATAGATGCGCCGCCCGTACAAGACCCGACATATGAGGAATTGCTCGAGGCCTATAATACCGCGACTGGGGGTGTGCCTGAATGAGCAGATACCTTGAACACGCGCAAGCGTTTCGTGCCGAAGTCGAAGCGACCAAGAAGGAGCGGGACGCGCTGAAAGAGGACAACAAAAAGAAGGACGAGGAAATCAAGAAACTAAAGAAGGAAAAATAATAATGCATAAAACTGTGTTTAGAGGATAGGAACGCTATACGCTCCCCTCCTCTATAAAATAAAAAACATTCGGAGGGGAATGTAAGATGGCTAAAGGTATGAAAATGGGAGTATCTACCCGCAGCGGATTGATACTCCCCCGGCGCAATTGTAGCTGGTGATATATGCCTGCACACTAAAATTGGGTTGATTGAAAGGGACGGCGACACAGGTTATGTAAATGTAGGTACGGGTTATGCATTTACAGCGTTAAAAGCGGGCGTATACAGAATCTGTTATGATTGTAGAGTAGATAATGTCGGTACAGCATACGTACGCGCAACGAAAAACGGTTCGATGATTAGCGGTAGTGAAATCACTTCGACTGATTACTGGTATCCAATCGTAAAGACATTAAACGTAACTTTGAACGCCAATGATGTAGTAAGGTTACAGTGGCGGGTATCTTATTCCGATGCGTGGGTTTGCATAGATTGGTTTGTTGTTTCCATACAATTCGATGATTTGCAAACAGCATTTGATACATTGATTGCCGTTTTGTAAAGGAGATTTCTATGAGTGTTTTGTACATCAAAAATGCATTAGGCGAATTCGAACCTGTACCGGCTTTAATGGGGCCGACTGGGCCGGAAGGGAGCATAGGGCCAACAGGTCCGACAGGACCCGTCGGTATTAGCTTTACTTATGGTACAGAGGAGCCTTCGGGCGGTTCCGATGGCGATTTATATTTTAAATATGAGGAGTAAACGGCGATATGGCAACGTTATCGCAGCAATGCGTAAAGACTATTGAGCTTAATGAGGCCGGATTCAATAGTTATTCCCAAAGTGATGTCGACACTGCACCTGCTGTCGCTAACGCGCGCATTAAGATTAGCGGCATATGGAAAAATGCTAACGCACGTATTAAGATTGCGGGGGTGTGGAAATCCGCACGACCGTACGTAAAAATATTAGGTACATGGAAGCCAATGGTCTAAATAAAATTAAGAGGAGGATTGAATTTAAATGAAACATATGGGCGCACTAATTAGTCCGGTTGATGATCGCGACTATTCGGTCAGAGTCCAACCGGATATGGCTGCACCGTCCACGTGGGTGTCGCCGCGTATACCCAATATAGGCGATCAAAAAGTAAATAACTGTGTAAATTGGGCATTGTCATATGCCCAAGAAATTGTAACTGGACGGGTGTTCTCCAAAGGCTATATTTATGGCGAGCGCCTTGAAACCGATTATCAGGGTGAGGGTATGTATCCGCATCAAGCGGCGGCTGCTGTTGTCCGGTGTGGTAATGTATTGTTGCCGGATTGGAATTATGAGCATGAAGTGAAATCGGCTCAGCGTAAAGTATGGGACAAAGCTGATGTACTTCGTCCTAAAGCCGGCAAGAACAAAGCCGTGCAGTACGCGCGCTTGCATAACATGCAAGAAGTTATGGCCGCGCGCATGGCCGGTTTGGGTGTCACGATTAGCGTGCGCGTCGAAAGCTATAAGACCAATGCACGCGGCGTATTTAAGTGCACATCAGCCTCTAAAGGCAATCACGCTATGTGTATCTTGGATTGGTCTGATAAGTTCCCAGAACCATGGAGAGTGCTTAATTCCTGGGGCACTAAGTGGGGTCTCAAGGGATTGTGTTATATCAGTGATGAGGATATATGGCGCAACAATAACGTATATGCCTATGAATTTATCGAGAATAAGGAATCGCCCGTACGTCGCACACTCAGGAGCGGTATGAAGGGTGACGACGTTAAGCTTCTTCAGACCAAGTTAATTGCACTTGGAATCGACCTCGGTCCGTGGGGCGCTGACGGTTCCTTTGGTAATGCGACCAAGACCGCCGTAAAGCTCTTTCAGGTACGTAACGGTCTCAAGATGGACGGCATTGTCGGACCGGCTACATGGAGGGTGTTAGACAATGTTTGAGTATGTTGAAAATTTAAACCTCGATTGGCATGAGGGCAGAGTAAAACGTACCGTAACCGACCACATACAAATACATCACACTGTGGGCGATTACGATACGCCGGAAAGATGGACTGCGCTTCACAACAAGCGCGTCGCATCATCTGACTATCGTGGCATTGAATATTCGTTCGGCATTAACAGCGAAGGTCGTGTATTCGAGGGACGCGGGCTTGAATATAAGCATGGCGGTGTAATGAACAGCTTGACCAACAATGCCAATGATCGTTCTGTATCTGTTGTATTTATTGGCGACATGCGTAAGCCGGAGCTGCCGTCCGATAAGCAAATGCAGGCGGGTGTTATACTTGTTCGCGATTTACTTGCGTATTATAAACTGGCTATAACAGATGTGTATGGCCACAATGAGATCAAACCATACCGCCCCGGTGACAGTCGATACACACTATGCCCTGTAATCGATATGGATGACTTCCGACTACGCCTGGATGCGGGCATTACATTTCCCTCCGGATACTACTATGGGGGTGCGTCTTATGTAAATCTGCGGACGGCGCCCGATACATTAGGTACCATCATCGGCCGGGTAAATAAAAATGATGACGTCATCGTACTCGATATTGATGGCGGCTGGGCGGAAGTCATCAAACACAACGACGTACCCATGAAACGCGGTTACTGCATCTCAACATGGTTAAAAAGGCGGTAATATATGGATAGTGCGATAATCGTTGCGGTATTGGCATTAATCGGTACTTTAAGCGGCTCATGGATGGGTGTAAGACAGTCAAACAAGTTGGTCTGCTACCGTCTTAAAAAGCTAGAGGAAAAAGTGCAGAAGCACAACAACCTTGTCGAGCGGATGGTAAAGGTTGAAGAGAGTACTAAATCCGCGCACCACAGAATTGACGAATTAAAAGAGGAGGCATAACAATGGAACAGAATCGCTGGAAGAGCCCCGTGCTCTGGTCATCTCTCGCTGCTCAGATATTGAGCATACTTCTATTGACCGGTGTCATTGATGCCGGTCTGAGCGAAACCATCAACAGCATAATTGGTATGGTGCTGCAAATTGGCGTAGCAATCGGCGTACTCAACAATCCCACCGACAAAATTAATTGGTAACACGCTTCGGCGCAAAGAAAAACCCCGTCATTTGGACGGGGTTTTTTTTTCGCTTTATTCTTTACGTTCTTTCCGCTCATAGAATCGCAAGTGTAGATATGCGTCTTTGGTATGTTCAGTGCACGTACATCTACTCTTCAAGTCCGCCCAACGGGCGTCTAAGCCGCCACTATACTTTTTGTCGCTGGGCGCTTGCTCGATGTATGGTATCGATTCTCTCACGCACAAGTAACGTATTACACCTATTACTTCACACGGATAGAACGTATTCCATGACAAGGATTGTGCCATGCCTGGATATAGATTGAATCGCTCAAATATAACAAGGTCTGGTGCATATTGAATAAATAGCATCGCGACGTCCAAATGATTACGCACAGCCGTTCCGCCGATTACTTCACCTGTATCATTGCGATACACCCATCCCGTATTTTCACCCGGGTCAAATACTAATACACGCTGCATCGTCATCCTCCACTCCTAATACTTTTTTGATGTCTTCTGATTTCTGTAAGTTAATGTTACCAACGTACTTATCGATGCTGCCAACACATTGCAGAACATATATGTCCACAATATCATTCTGTCCTATGCGATACAGCCTGTCTTCAGCTTGTTCGTTAAGAGCTGGTGACCAGTCGCGATCTAGAAATACGCCGATATGACACACTGACTGTAATCCGTCTACACCTGTTCCCAACGCTCCTATCGTGCCCGCGAGTACTTGAACAGGATTGGAAGTAAACTGGGCCAGCGCAGCCTGGCGACTTGTCATATCCAAATCACCCGTATAAGCTACGCACGATATTCCTCTCTGGTTCAAGTACTGCTTTAGCAGCTGCACGGCGTTAGCAAATCGGCTAAACACGACCAGCTTAATGTCCGGATTGTCGTCGCACATTTCTGCGATCCACGAGAACTTGATGCTCTCTGGACATTCGAAGATCTGTGGCTCGGTGGTGATTTGTTGTAGTCGAATCATCTTGGACATACCATTGAGTATCGTACAGTTATCGGGCAGTTCGTCAAGCAGTAGCTTCTTGGCGTTATCATACAGCGTTTGCTGTTTGGAGCCCATCTTCAGAGTGACTGCGTTCACGCGCTTGATTGTTGGCAATCGCAGGTCCGGATTGTTAATGGTGTACGGCGCCAGCAAGTCAACCAGTGCCTTCTGCTTTTCCAGATCGTGCGTCAAGCCTTTCACTGAGCGGCCAAACGGGCCGAGCTCGGAGTGGCAGTACTCGTTCACGAAGCCCCAGTAGCTATTGCCGGCTTCCTTAACACCCAGCCAATGTAGTATGCTGAACAAATCATCTGGCTTGTTCAAGATCGGCGTTCCGGACAAACCAACGCGACGCTTAGCTGGGAGCTTCTCGAAGGCACGTGTCACCTTGGCATCCCGATTCTTTATGCGGTGTATCTCGTCACATATGATAACGTCCCACTGAAACTGTAGATACTGCTGAAGTCGCGGACCGGGATGAAAGAACTTATACTTGCCCTTCTTCTCGAATGTGCCGTTAGCTAGATGCTCATGATTCACAATTACAATCATCTCAGGCGCCCGGGCATCAATTCTCTTAGGCAGGACAATACACTCCCTGCCTAGCCATTCGCCGATAGCCGCCTGCCACTGGTACATGATCGTTTTGGGACACGATATCAGTACACGCTTGGCCTGCCACATATCAATCATGGCAATGCCCTCTACGGTTTTACCGTACCCCATCCGGTTGGCGTTTAGCACACTGCTCAAGTTTCGCGCAAACTCGACGTCGCGCTTTTGATAGTCATACAATTTCCTCTTTAGCACGTTTCCAAGCCTCCCAACTCTCTAACTTACCCCACGAATATCCCACTTCTGCATCTGCCTTAAATGGCACATTGCAGTTCTCGAGTTGCTTTTCGGGCTGTTCCTTCATAATCCGAGTACCGACCTCGACTATCCAGTTAACAATATCTGGCCTGTCTGTACATTCGAATATAATTGAGTCATGCACGTTGTTGATAATCTTGATGTCGTCTCGATACGGCCCACTCATTATTTCATCATGAATGTCCATAAGGCTTATCAGCGTCAAATCTGTTGCGATACTGGATACGGGGAAGTTGATGGATTCATTTTGTATGTTGTTGATGTTCGAGGCGGTGATAACGAAATGCCGCATACGGCCGAATGCCGATATACATTCTTGTCCGCGTTGTGGCTTGAGTCGCGTTTCCTGAATCCACTTCTTGACCTGCGGCATTGGTGCGTACCACTTTGCAATGATACCATTTGCCTCGCTGATTGAGCATCCAAATTCGTCCATCAAGGATGCCGCACCGCGCCCATATGCTATACCGAAATTAATAGTCTTTGCCTGGACGCGTTGCTCCTTTGTAAAGTTCGGTCCAAACATGTCCGTCGCGACAGCATCATGCAAATCACGGCCTTCGACGAATACGTTTATCAACCAAGGATCTTGTGACAGATAAGCCAGTGCACGAAGTTCTGCCTGCGAGTAATCCAACTGAACAAGTATCTTACCTGGTGCGGCCTTAAAGATGTTCTTGATCTTCTTATCGCGTGGGATGTTCTGCATGTTCGGCTCAGAGCAGCTAAGTCGGCCAGTCTCAGTTCCGTGCAGGTTAAACGTAGCATGAACACGCCCGTCGCTACACATCGCATCTCTAATGCCGAACACATACGTATCGAGTTGTTTGTGAAGCTTACGAGACTGCATGAGCGCCTTGATAAAAGCCTGTTCCCTATATGACTTGCCCAGCGCTTCAAGCGCATCGGCGTCTGTGCATGTGACATCCTCACCAGTTACCTTACTCAGTAACCACTTTAATTGCGCCGGTGACTTCAAGTTAAATCGGTTCGGCATCGACTTCGCCCCCGTATCGCGAACATACTGCACAGCATTCCAATATGCATTGGCGGCCGCTTCTACGATATCATCAGCCTCATCGCACGCCTCCTGCAACTCAATGTGTATCGCATTTAAGTGTTCCTGGTCTACCATAAATCCGTTCGACTCAAGATGCGTGTATACATTGGATGCACGTATCAAATTGCCGTATGCGCGCATGGCGCTAGGACGTGCAATCTTACGGAAAAGATGCAGAAGCATAAACGTCGCGGTACAGTCCATTGCGAGGTATGGGAGCATTATCTCGAGCGGGATGTCATCGTATCGAAAGTCGGCTATCTTTATCTTGAGTGCACGTGCCCGCTTCTTCTTGTACTCGTCCAGCTCATCGTCCCACTGCGGTGCTTGAAGATAAAGGGGAGCCAATACCTTCAAGCCATGGGTTCCCTTCTTTTCGTTGATGCCGACATAATGTAACAGCATAGTATCTTCATCAACACGTGCATGCACGCCGCACACCCATCGTAGCCGACCAATGTCGAACTTACCATTGTGCCACAGGAACTGCATTTGCGAAACCGGGGTCTTGAACAGCTTGTTTAACGCGGCGCAAACCGGAGGCGTGAAGATTCCAATGATTCCAACCTCTCTAGTATCGGCCGTCTTGATGCCTAAGAGTAGCATGTTCTGATTGTCCCACCCCGTGTGGCTACATTCAATATCACAAGCTACCACTCCGCGATAACTTCCCAGCCTGTTCAAGTACGCGATAGCGTCCGCCTCTGTGCGGTATAATTTGTACGGGATATTCCAAAAGTCTTTTCCACTCGCTACAATCGATAAATCGACATGTGCGAATGCCATAATGGACTCACAGTATCGATCGACCTCACGGGGATAACTGCGCAGATATTTTTCAGGGGGAACGTATAAAACGTTCCCCACCGATCTATACCAGCGCTCGCGGTTCATCGTATCCTTGACACTACGGTCGTCTGGGAAGTCTGGACACACGGCCTTGATAATGTTATTCATGACCAGTAAGCCTCCTTGAATCGGCAGTTGATGAATGTTTGCCAGTCGACACTGTCGTTTACCAAATCAACTGTAAACCCGTCCGGGCGTGTACCGGTTATAGGACTGATGCTATGCTTTGCAAAGAACGTCGCTAAACAGGTATCGACAGACCGGATGTCCTCAGGATACTGATATTGCACCAGCTCATTATAATTGTACCATAATCCGAGAAGATGTATCTGTGGCGGCGTGTCTACATTCCAGCACATTTCGCGCCACAAATACTCAAAGTACGGCCGGCCTTTCGGATGCAGCTTAGCGCATACCTTAGGAATGCCGATAACATCTAGCCCTAATCCTAGCATGCGTCTAAAACATTCTGCAAACTCTCGTGGGTCATTACCTTGGCACACACCCATGTACTTGAACGGCCTCTCGAGGTTCAGATCCTGCTCGATCTTCTTACACTCTCTAAGTGCTTTCTCGGTACTGGCAAGTGTTGCGGGTCCGTTGCGAAAAACATCAGGCAGTATAATCTCGTCCGCATTAATGGCCAGTGCGGCATTAACCAAACGAGTAGTAGACACAGCGTCACCGAGTTCAATCAGGGAATTGTCCAAAATCTTATACCCTTTGAAGTAACGAGCGAAGTTGCTGTAGCCGACAGAGTGCTCAACTAGGTGAGTAAGAAACATCCCCATCGGCGCATCTTTGATGTAGCCTAGGTTCGCAATGGGCACGATATCGATGACTTGCATCATGGCCACTCCCTCCTTTGCCAGGGCATCTTCAAGTCACGTTCCGGCTCATCAGGCTGATATGTTTCATAGTGCATCAGCGCCGCTATGTTCCATATAGCCGCAGCCAGATGGTCCTCAGTGCGATCGCCGGCAAGCCAACGGTAGAGATGCCTAATGGTGGAGCTAAAACACCGCGAATCTTTGAGGCCCTTTTCCCAGTTTCGGTTCGCATACTTGTTTGCACCCCGTTCGTAGTGCAGCGCCAGTCGATGAAGCATGATGGGCGGAATCAATTCATAGCAGCCTTTCTCTTCGGCAGGTTCACGCATGCCGCCAGTACGTTCCAGTTCACGCTTGCCGCCATCAGGAAGCGGTGTTGCCTTGGCATCATCTCTTTTGATAATCATTCTATGGGTACCTCCAGTTCATAGAATTTGTCACCATACTGCTCAGGATAACGTTCACGAAGTTTTACGTAATTCATGCGAATCACGTCGTTCAGTGATATACCGAGCAGATGGCACAGATGGGCCAAGTACCAAATCACATCGCCGACTTCCTCAACAAACCGCTCAGTTGGGACGTCCTTACCATGAAGCAACTTTTTTACGAGGTCCGCTACCTCACCCGATTCACCACATATGCCCAATGCGGCGTTGAACAGCCTTTTCTCCCGGTTGGCGGATGGGTTTGTATACCCATCCGCTACGAACTCCTGATAGTTAGTTAAAGAGACTATACTCTTCTTTACTGTCATAAACGTCCAAACCCTCCTCTTTCTTAACTTTCTTGACAACGGCACTGGTCAGCGGCAGAACTACTATTTCATACACTGTCTTCATAATAACCTGAGTGAGTATCATGGGGACCATGGCGCCCGCCGGAAGAACGCCAATGAACGCTATGGTAATGAATATACACGAGTCGACTAGCTCGCCGACTACTGTTGAGACGATGGCGCGCACGCCGAAGTACTTACCGCCCATCATGACCTTCATTTTACTGATGACCGCGGCGTTTAGATATGAACCACATACATACGCAACCAAGCTAGCACCAAGTAATCTCGGCGTGCTTCCCAACGCTGTCTTGAACGCTTCAGCATCCGCAAACCACACAGGCGCCGCAATGTGTATCGCCGCCTGGAAGTATAACACCATCAACAGATTCATACCAAAGCCGAGCCACATAATGTACCGCGCCGTCTTGAACCCGTACACCTCAGCGATGACATCGCTCATGATGTACGCGATCGGGAACACGAGCACGCCGGCGGTAATCTCCCACGGACCGATCACAATCATCCGCGAGGCGATTACATTGGATATGAGCAAACAGGTGATGAACAGAACGCCAAAGAACATGAGTAACGGAGTAATCGTTTTCTTCATAGGTGTGTTTCCTTTCTTACCGAGGCTCAAGGCCATTTTTTATGAACGCATTTCTGCGGTCAATGCACGTTCCACACGCGCCGCAGGGCGCACTGTTGCCCTCATAGCAGCTCCAGGTATGGCTAAAGTCTACACCGCACCGCACGCCGATTTTTACGATATCCGCTTTGGACATCCTAATGAAGGGCGCATATAACGTCACTAAACCGGATGTGCCATGCCGTATGGCCTGATTCATAGCCTCAGCGAAGGATATCGAGCAATCGGGATAAGCGCTTCCGGCTGCGTCATCGGCATGCGCAGCATAGGCTACCTGATTACAACCTATTTGAAGCGCGACCGCTGTTGCGTATGAAAGCAGTAGACCATTGCGGAACGGTACATATGTGCTCACGGGGCGCCCATTAGCCTGCTTAAAATACGCTTCGTGCACAATGGGCGTTTTACTGTCCATTAGGAGAGAGCTAACATCCGGATTGAACGTGAACACAGTGCCCAGATCAACCTCCATCAACGGCATGTTCATCTTGCTGGCCTGCCACTTTGCGCAATCAACCTCTTTGGTATGCTTTTGGCCGTAGTACGCGAACAATCCCACATTAGCTGTTCTTGGGCCGTCCATCATGTGCGCTAGCACAGTACTATCCAACCCACCACTCATAAGTATTAGTGTTCTGTCCTGCATCGCAAAATATTCCTCCGTTCAATATACTCTAGACACTCTTCTGTTGCCCTATAGGCACCGGATGCCAAACCTTTAACAGCACCCGCCAACAGCAAATCCTTATAGATATCATTCATGAGCCAACGATCTACGTCAATGACTTCACGCGTCAGTTTGAGGCTGACAACCCCTGCTTGAAAAATGGCTTCCAGCATCGGATATTTGTTCACGTACTTATCCACGATGCGTGTATCAAGCATATCATTCACCCCCGATCTGTTTCGTGATTTCAATTAGCATCTTATCAGGTGAATAAGCACCCGAGTTGCCCAACCTGACCAAGCCACGACGTAGTAGCTCTGACAGTAACTTAGAAGCCTCGGTCTTATCGATGCCGAGTATCTCCTGCATCTGGCCGCCTCTGAACTGGTTGGAGGACAGTAGCACGCGCAGCGCGGGGTACATACTAATCTGTGCTTTGATGAACGTTACGTTCTGAACACGCTCCCGCTGTACACGCTTACTCTCCTTGATGAACCCGGCGTAGTCCAATGTCGGCTTGCCGAATGTTGTACGCAGGAATGTGATGGCATCATTGACTTCTTTATCCGTCACCTCAACGCAGCGCTCAACAATCCGGCCCTTTAGTATTGCACATGCACATGATATACGTAAAATCTTCTCGTGTACGGCAACACCTACGACCAACGGCCCACCGCCAAACTCCTCTTCAAGTTCGCGCGCGGCTTGCTTAACAGCTTCAACCGCATCGCGCTCCAGAATGATATCATCCACAGGTACTGACCATGCATACGCTACAAGATCCATCATCTTGGATATGATATCATCCATGTTGACGGGCTCTTCAACGTCTTGAAACGAATTAACATCAACATCATCGCGAGCCGCCGCAATGAGTACATCATAGCGTGCTTGGTCCTCAGCTATGGGTATGAATTCCTGAAACGCACCATAACCCTTCCAGTAGAACTCATCAATGTTACGCCCACTTCTCGGGTTGGATAACCAGATAATTCGTGTCCGCGCTCGGGCCTCCCCCTTAGCGATTTTGTTTATTGTGACCGCACCACTAGATCGGGTAGCCGACAGTTCCTTGATGTCGTCTACACTCAAACCAGAGGCTTCATCAACCAGCAGCAAACCCTTATCGTTAAGCGGTATTGCACCCCACGTGATAACCCACGAGTCACCAAATCTTTGTACGCCGCCAATGACGCCCGTACGCTTAGCATTCTCTCCATTGATATACGAGCCCATGCCAAGTGTACGCACAAACCGCTGAGCCATCTGCGACTTACCTGTTCGCGTATCGCCGATGACCATTGTATCCAACCAACCCTTAATAATTCCTGAGCGCCATTTAATCTCTGTCACCGACAAGTAAGTGAGCAGTAATGCACCGAACAAATCTAGGCGTCCCTCTATACCAAGGCGCGCACGCCATAGATTATAATGCTCTTCAAGTACCGCCCAAATGTCCTCCCCAGCGTGTTTATTTGCAATGGCCTGGAAGAACAATATCGTCTCTTTCGGTATCGACAGTCCGGCAACACTTGCCTGTGGTGTCGCGGCCTTACGTATCACATAATAGTTCTGCTGTGATCGCGGATCTGACACGCGGCAGGCTTCGAAGTCATACTTTACCGTTGGAAGCAGGCGCCCTTCATCGTACAGGAACAAACCGTAGCGATGATCAAACGATGCTTCCTCGACACCATCCATGAACGATGCCGACTCCTGGAATAGAATTTTCTGAACATTTGTGAATGCGACTGGCTCGGCAATGATTGACTTACAACCGAACAACTTCTGTAAGTACGTGTCCTGTGTAGTATCAGGCGACTCTACAAACAGAACCATCTGCCTCGGCTCCACATCAAGTTCAATTGGGACACGTGTAGATCCAATGTTACATCGCTTTTCACACTTCGAGTTCTTACACAGCAGCTTCAACTTAGTCGGAATAGTGTACGTTTTAGGATCGGCGCCCGTTATGCACATGTTGTTCAGTTGAATCCAGCTGTTCAAGTTCTCGACGAACTCACTCTTCGTGAGCGTCGTAGTACCAACCACAGCGGTATTCGCTGCGTCGGGACCGGCCATAGCGGACTCTGTCCAGGGTTCGAAATCCAAGCTATGGTACTTGATCCAGAAATCCGTGAAGTCTTTTTCTGGAAGCCGGACTCTTGTAATGTCCTTTGTGTACGGTCGCAAACCTGTAATGTATCGCTGTGCATTCTTATCGCCGGCCGCATCATTGTCTGTCATTATCACAACTTTGCGCCCAGCAAACAGATCAAGCTCAGCGAACGGAAGCGTCGTGCCTCCCGTTCCCGTCATTGCATTCAATCCGCATGACAACGCTACCAAGCAATCTTTTTCACCCTCTACGATGTAAATAGGCTCGCTGGGGTCCGCATCAAGAAGAACGCTGTACGGATATAACCGACATTCATTAAGACCCTTCATGCCTATGACCTTCGCATTGTTACTCTCCACAATACGCTTACTCGGTGGCAAGTACTTGCGAACGTTAACAAGCATCCCGGTTCTTGAACGGATTGGTATAGTCACACGTATGTCATCCCAGCCGAGCTGATATTTTTCAATGATCTCGTCGGTTATGCCGAAACCATGTAGCTCATCAAGTGCGGCAGGTCTGCGCTGTAGTGCAGCCATACATTTCTCAATGTACTCCTCTGATGGAAACATCCACGCGCCCGTCTTATGGTATCGATGACACGCGTTTACTGCAATACCTCTTGGCACATCATAAAACTCGGTAATGAACTCTACGTGATGCCCGCCCTTACCACATCCATGACAAAACCAGGCATCCGTCTCAACATTTACCGTGAAGGATGCGTTGGTGTCGTTATGCATCGGACATATTCCGTAGATCTGATTTCCCGATGTTTTACTATCATCGAAATCGATGAATTGATCGTAGAAACCCAATTAACTACCCCCTCTCGCGCGGGCAGCAACAACCGATAAAAGAGGGGTCCCCTCTATCTCCTCCATAACCTAGAGCGGGCCCCCTTCTTCTATGGCCGCCCGTAGCGGCATCAATTCAATTACGCGGCGTATACCTTCTTGATGCGGTTCGTGACTTCGCCATTGTACTCATCCTGGATGATCTTCGCCTTGAGCGTAACACCGACCAGGTCTTCGGGATCGAAGTCGAGCGCACTACTAGTGTCGATGCCAATCGCATCAAGCAGTTCGCGCAACTTCCACAGCGTGTTATCCTGCAGTACGTAGTTCTCCCAGATGCGGTTCTTGCTCTCGAGCTCGTCGAACGTGACCTTCAGCATCGGTGTGCCTTTGGTCTTGCTGGTGGTTTCCTCGACAGCGGCGATCACAACTTCGTAGACACCTTCGAGCAGGGGCTCTCTCTTGGGGACACCAGAGAAATCGAGGTTAATCATGGAACACCTTTCCGGGCCTATACTGACCCTACGTTTAACGTCCGTCGACTAATGTGCCCCATACAGGGCTGGTGTAGCGAGTAGGATTCGAACCTACATACCCAAACTTGTTGAATGGACGTCCAACGCTTTACCATTAAGCTATCGCTACATGTAGCCCCCGCGATGTACTTCCATACATGCTTTAACGGGCGGGCCACCCGGACCATTTGTCTCACCAGAGTTGGTTACTCACTATAAGTAACACAAGCACGGAGAATCGAACTCCGCTCCCTTCACGCCAGTCCTCGGTCAACGAGCAGGAATCGAACCTGCCCTTTTGGTGTATAAAGGAGGCTATTTCATAGCTTCCAGGATACCTTTGTAGGTGACATTTTTGATCTGTTTCTCAAGTGGTACGCGTGACTTGGCTTGAAAACGGGCCTTCATGGCAGTATCCATAACGTACTCACCACCAACGTTTACGGACATGTGCCCAACGATATCGAAGTGCTTACCGATCTCTGCAGCGAACTTGCCGTTGATCGACGGCGTGCCGCTTGTACGTCCGCCCTTCTTATCCTCAAAGTACATCTCATGCATACAGCATATGAATGTGATCGGCAGATCGCGGAAGGCTTCAATGCATAGCTGATTCAGGTCGATGATATTGCCCCAATCCTGAATCTCGATGTTCGGTCTGAACTTCAGCGAGCCATCGCCCTGCTTCTTAATATCGGCTCGCTTCTGCTCCTTAATCTCCCAGTTCACTTCGGACCAAGTATCGAACACAACCGCCTCGAATGGCTTTTCCACAACTACATTCATGAGCGGCGTGCTCAACGCTTTGGACAACTCGGCCGGATCATTGCGCATCAGCAATTTGTATATCCGATCGATGTCCGTGAAGTCAGTCATGCGCATCGGTACGATGTTCTTCAACCATGTCTGCGGAACTGTTTTCGCTGTCCTCAAACCGTTATCAACATCGATGAACAGCGTATGCAACACTTCACCTGCCGATAATGCAAAACGTGTCTTACCGCAACCGGGCTCACCGTACGGCAAGATATTCAACGGGCCCTTGTATAGGCTATCCCAATCGACTGGTATCATCGTTACACCTCCATCTTCAAGTACGTATCACTCCAGCGCATGTACTTACCCCGAATGCTGCGCCAGAGATTCTTTACGGCGCTGGGCTTGCCGGTGTACGCATGCATTGTGCTGCGAAGCAGTTTGCGACAATACACTGGCGTGAAGTGGATGACTCTTTTTTTATTAGCCATATAAGGTACCCTCCTAAGTTATATATTATTATACTATTTTATGAGTTGAAATTCAAGCTGACTGAAACCAACAATCGTGGTTGTTCAATCCTCTAGTGTTCGCTCGACTTTGTCATCGAGGTGGTCCCCTTCGCGCACTTTGAACTCCTCGGAAAACTCATCGAGTATCTCGGCGAGATTCACATCACAGTAGCCCACGTGTTCGCACACAGATTTGTAATCGCACATCTGGCATTTCAACATGCTAGGCTCGGGCATCGTATCCGCGACGGACGAACTAGCATCCACAATGGCTTTGCACGAACTCGCAAATGCGCGCATGAAGCGCTTGCGATCCTCCGGAGTGTACACGCAGGCATCGCGTTGGTGAGCAAAGAACTTGACCGTCTTTTTACATTGGTTGATAAAGATTCCGCCGAGCTTGAACGGCTCAAGATTCTCGTCCTTTGCAAGGCGCAGAGCGTTGTGCTCGTCAACGTAATTTTGGAGCGCTTCCGTGTAAAGTCTGGGCTGTTCATCCATCTTGACATAGAGGGGATCGCGGAATGTTTTTGCGGACTTATGTTCAAATCCCCAGATGCTGTTGTCCCAGGTGTCAAGCACAATCATGTCGATCGAGCCGCACAGGACAACGGGTTCCTCGATAACCTCACCAGTCTCGGTATCGATTCCTGTCACAGTAATCCCTTCGACCTCCGGCGGCGTAAAAGCGAACTTATGTTCGATATCTAGTACGCGATACCGCTCAAGATCGTCCGGCAATACCTGTGTTGCATATCCACGGATGATGGTTGTCATCACACGAATCTGTGATGGATCAGTAAGTTCTTTGATAGTCTTATCCAGTACATCGTCCGGATTGACACCAAGGTACAACGCGTGAAGCGCCTCGTGCATCAGCGTGCCGAAACGAAAAGCATCGTTTTGTACCAAAGGTATCAAGTGACACCCATTGCGACTTGACAGCTCCCACTTACGGCCGCACTCCCTAAAGGACTTAACTTCGCTTACATCAATTCTCATCCTTATTTCTCCCTCCAATGACATATGCCTAAGTAGAACTCGGGCTGAGTTACATTATTCCTATCGTCGTAGACAATGATGGGAATATTGTCGAACGACACGGCGACATCATCGCCCCTAGTGCTCGGATGACTTCGCATACGCACGCGTGCCACTCTGTTCATGAATATAGCGTCCGGTGCATTGCCGCTATTGATCTTTTTGAACGCATCAATTGCGCTCCTTAACATACGTTCCATACTCTATCCTATTCCCTTTCATTAAAGTTCCAGCTGACAACTCTTATATCCTCGGAGTGCCTTGCTTTCCGTAAGAACGCGCATGCCTTGGGAAGGCTCTTGAACGTCTTTATAAACGTTCTACGGGACCAAACATTCTGACATACTACTTCAAACATATGAACTCCTCTCCGCAATCTGGTGCATTGCATTTATACAGTGGTCCAGCATCGGTGAATCTTAAAAACGTAGTGTTGTCGGACTCACACCACATACAACGATAAGTGCCGGCCTCCGGATCGTACACACCCGGATTTTCATCCTGCCTGTTCTCGAGGCAATAGACACACACGCGAACAAACCTCCCGGTCTCTTCATCACATTCGCATATCACATCGTCGGCCGGAAGCCAGCACTTACACTCTGGACAATACGCATACGAACACGGATTACTCATACACGTCCCAGCGCCTCCGCCATGCGAATCCGCAATCTGGTAACAAACTGGATGTAGCTAATGTCTAGCGTCGTAGCATTATTTTCACCTACAAACCAAACATCAGTTTCTTCTGGCGTACAACCTTCACTTATATGGGTAATCAGCGAAAGGTTTATAAGATCTTCATTAGGCGTTTTCATAAAAACTGGTATCATTTTTCTTCCTCCCGTTTCTCAATCATCGCCCCAACACCTCCCGCATTCATCCGAAAGAATGCGGGGTCCCCATTGACCAGAAATCCGAGGACGCCTTCTAGGCACGTGTACGACATACAGTTATATCGCGCGTTCTTATAGCGACACACAGCACAGCGATTGCCTTGTTCAATCTTGTAGTTACCGGACACGTACAACAAGAACTCGGCGCAGTCGTGCGGGCTCATGTTCCGGATGGTTTCAAGAGGCGTTTCACCTCTCTTAGCGCCCTCTTCAATAAGGGTCATTGGGGTCCATTTTTGTTCACCGCTCATTTCTTACCTCCTGTCTCGTCGTCACTTAACCACACCAAAATAGAGCATGATCCGGAATAACCACGCCCCACTCTGCGATAAACTTCGGGTTCAGTCGCCGCCAGCGTCGCGATATCAATACTCTCAAGTAAGCCCTGATGTATCTTCTGATACACGCGCTGCGGCGAGATGCCCATTACCTGTGCATAATCCGACACAGATATCCATTCACCATTTTTCCTAGCCATTATGCTCCCTCCACATTACTAGATTCGCTATTCAGTTGTTACCCCCGCTGGTTAATACTTCAGCCGCGCGCCACGCGCATTAAGATCCATTAGATCCCGCTCGAGTTCTTCTCTACATCAATCAGTCTCATTGCTTTTCCACCCACTCTCCGTTAATCCTGCGCATAGAATAATCACGCAAATTAATTCTGTCGCAAGCGATAACCGACATGCAGTCATATGTCACAACAATCTCGACCCGCACATTTTCGCCGTATATCTCTCGGATGGCATTGTGGATATTGTTCATTTTTCGTTCTTTATCAGTCATGTTAATTCCTCCTTCGCTGGCTGTTGGAGCCAATCAATCACGCCTTTTATACAAGTGTCATGGTCAAGCCCTTTGGTGGTACAATTATTTTGATAGGCACAATGCCCGTAACAGTATTCAGACCCGTTTCCGAGGTAAAAAATGTAATTCGCTAACTCCTCATCCGTCATGCCCCGCATACGGTCGGCGTTGCTTACCATTTTCGTGGCGTCAGGCAAATGGTCGACACGGCGGTTCCATGCGGCGATGGCTTGCTCTTTTGTGTCCCCCGCCGTTTCCGCAATGCAATCAATACACAGCACCCGCCAGCTCGTTTCGTTTTTATCCCAAAACGATTCCATCTCGTCTATTTGGATGTCGTTTCCCCCGCAAAACGGGCATGGCAGTAATTTGTCAGTCATGGCTCTACCTCCAACCGCTTGCCGCACATGGGGCAGAAGCGCGCATTTGGCAATTCGCCGCTGATTTGCGTCTGCCAAAACTTAAAATTATCATCGCAATACTCGCACCCCTTGCTTCTCTCTGCCTGTTCGCGGAGGGAGGCGACAACAGCATCATCAGTCACGCCATCTGGGATGGGGCAGGATTTGCATGTGCTTCGCCCCGCCTCCCGCAGCGCGGAAAGGTCGGCCTCTTGCTGCTCGATCAGGGCGGCGGCTTCGGTTAGAGTTTCAGTATAGGCGCACAATTCATGATTGCCTCGGTTCGCAGGGCAGTCTTTGCAATTTCCGCGCACCCCTGAATGTTGACTGGCGTGGCACCGCAGCGCCTTTACAATTTCGTTAGCGTTCATCTATTGCCCCTTTCTATTAGTCAGGCACAAGCGTAAAAGAGAAGGTCGCCCTGCTCTAAGAGCGGCCTTCTGTATACGAGATGTGTTATGCTTCCGCGTCGGTCTGCTCGGCAGTAGCAGTAGCAGTAGCAGCAAGGCGCGCACGCACCTCAGCCTCGGCCTTGGCCACACCGGACGGAGGTACCATCTTCTGGTTCAAGGTCCAGTTGCTCATGCTGGTGAGCATCAGACTGTCTTCCGGCTGGAGCACAACACTGGCATCGTTCACAAATACGGCCTTGTAGATAACATCGGACTTCTTGATGATGACCGTATCGCCCACATTGATTTCGAACCTACGCTTGGGGATGCTCTTGCCACCGCCAACATCGATCATGTCCTTGCTGCTGCCACCGGCCGAAGGACCTCTCCGGCGATCACGGGTGGACAGATCGGCATCAATTTCGAGTGCCGCGTTGATCACATCTTCAAGAGTCATGAAACCCTTGGGGTTGTCCTCACCAATTCGCTTCTCGACGAAACGTGTAATCGCACCCCAGTTATAAACCTTGGCGTCATACACTTCGCCGGCAACAGGCTGTTTAGCCACACTGTAGATTCGGGTTTGCTGTACGTCCAGCGCTTCAGCAATAGCGCGAAGACTGGGCTGCGCAACTCCCATACGTTCGATGGTGTTCAACATTTGAATATCCTCCTTGTTATAATACTTGATGCGTTTGTTTACATCAATTTTCTATATTATTATTATATAATAAGAAAACTGGCATTTCAACGGTACAATTACAAAGACCTTTAGTTGTTCCCAAGCACTTCGAATTCAAGATAGGCAAGAAATTCCTCTACAGCTGATTCCCGGACTAGTTGCCTAGCCCGGAGTTCAGCCGACAATTTTTTCGTGGCACGAAGCACATTAGCTCCCTCTGCCACTGGAAGATTCGATATCGTAGTGTTCAGAACCTCCCGTTGTGTGCGGATAAGGTTGTCTCTCGCCTCTTTCAAAAGCTTCAAGTCGTCGCTGGTCACGTAAGCGCCTCCTTTCCAAGAGCTCATCAATATAATCCGACTTTTCCTGGTCAGTGAAGGATCTAGGATCCCTCAACTGGCCGAACTTCTCTGAATCTTGCAACATTATCTGTGCGCGCGGTTGTCCTTCAACGAATACCGCATTAAAATAATCCACATTATTTACGTCCGGCATATAACGCTCCTTCCCCTAGCGCAGCACGGTCTCGAACTCAGTCGGTATGTATCACCGTATACGGTCCCTCCTGCCGATAGCCAAACGGTACATTACCACGGTCGGCCACGAGCGCCTTTTCATAGGGCGTCATCGTGCATCCTTTCTTAGGCGTTACTAGATACACGCTATGTGCATAGCCCGATCGAATGTATTCACACTTCTCGGTCTTAGCCAGCGCTTCCTGATATTGTTCCCATTTAGTCTTTTCCATTATTTCTTGTTCCTCCTAAATGTTAGTTTGCCTAGCGTCCCAACAATCCAAAGAAATAAAAACCAGAGAAGGTGCATTATGCACCCTCTCCTTCAGTATCAACTGCTCCCTCCGGGTCCGCATGACCAACCACGGTACCGCCACTGTGCTTAAATGTCGCATTAGACATTACACGCGGCTTAGACGTACCATCCGCCATGATGACCAAGTGTGTCGGCGTGGCAATATGCACACGATAAGGTGGGAACTTTGTAACTGAGCCGTCGGCATTCTCAACAGGACGAAGCGTCACGATATCGTTAACCTTAACATCCAATAGTACCTCGGGCGCATCAGTCCCTGTAGACAACAGCTTATCAACCTTAAGATCCACGAGCGCATCGATACCGTTCTTACGGACAAGAACCTGAACCATCGCACCGAAGTTCACATTATCCGGATCGTACATCTGTCCGGACACTGGAGCTTTGCTCGCCTTCAACAACGCTGTGTAGTTAGCACCCGTCGCGAACGCGAGCTGCTTGATCGAGGCGTTCTCATCCCCGAAGTACTCCTGCAGGACTGCTGTCGCCTCAGCGATTGCCTGATCCCGGTATTCCTGCTCAGCAACCTGCTCGGGATCTTCTTGGCGCGGTTCGGGATCTACCGGAGCCTGTTCCAATTGAGTGCCCTGTGCCATCCTCTTTTTGTCTTTTGCCATTGTTAACTCCTTCCGCCCTTGGTAGGACTTGTGTTATAGCGCACCACGCTTTTATAACCCTTGCGGGTTGGAGAGGGGCTTTAAGATTAACCCCTCAGAACTATTGTGGCACTAGTTGAGCATCCGCAGTACTTTCTCGTCCTCCACGAAGCCGGCAGCGCACATGTACCGAACCGCATCGCGAATTGCCTCCGCAGGAACCTCGCCATGCGCACCCTCGGACAATGCCTGGCACACAGCATGCACAATGTTCGCGACACCATTCAGAATACTATCCGGTGATCCCGTGATCGTGATACCCACATCCTCGTCATACATAATCATGATAATATACCTCCATCATTATTTTCGCTCTATAGAGCGTGGAAGGGGGCTTTTGGATAAACCCCCCAGAACGAAGATAATCTAGCGATGCGCACGGTCTGAAACGACTGGCTTCATGAGAAATACATCATATTCGCCACCGTCCATGTCCTCCGCCAATGCCTGTTCAGCCATACTCATTACCATCATGTCGAACAACTCTTCCGGCATCCCCCGCTCCCGGACCATACCGCGTTTCAATGCAGCCAGTGCGGTACCGATTTCAGCAAGCATTACAGACACAGTGCCCTCCATGCGCACTTTGCCCTTGTTCACGTTAATCATCGTTTTTTCCCCTTTCTGTTAAATAATATTGTCCACGCATTGTAGAACAGAATACCAACAACCAACCAACCGATTAAGTGTTTCATGGTACATCCCTCGTATGTATCCGGACGTCTTCGTACATTGTTCGCAGTGATCCTCCCTCATCACCACTATTTGCACAATTTACAAGATACCGCAACAGGGAACGGATTCCTTTGATCGTGTCCTTCCTAAGTAACACGAACTGCGACTCACTGTGATCACCTCCATCTTCGTTCAGCGACGGTATGTCCGCAACCATTTCGCGGGCGAGATCATTGATGGCGAACTGCGCCTCTACGGTCTCATCCACATTCTCATCGGCGGCAGCCCGATCGTATTTGTCGATCAGCTCCCGCATCTGGATCAACTGGTCCTGACTCATTGTCATTGTCCTCCCTTTCTAATACATTCAACAACATCTTAATATGCACTAACCGACTTCGTTCATTACGATACACTTCCATACCCGCGAGAAACTGTCCGTCCGTAATTTCCTCGTTGAGATAGTCCGACAACATATCAGTAATGTCGTCGTAATTACCGATAATGGCGTCATCAATCGCCTCTACAACATCGACAATTTTTGACATAGATTTTCTCCTTTTCTTTTATTATACTATATCTAGAGATGGAATACTAGCGGGTCACCTAAGTTTATTTTTAATCCAACTTGGGTGCAATTACCGTGGTGTTCGTGTGCCGATCGGCATTCCGATCACCCCGTAAGGACCAATCATTTAGCACGCATTGTACAGTTATTTTGTCCGGAGAGAAGTCGAACAAGTAAATATCGAAATGCGATAAACTGTGCTCACTATAGTATATGGGCAAGTTAGCGTCGACAACAGCTTGTATCAGCGCTTGCGCGCACTCAATGATTTTCTTCTCTTGTTCCGTAGTTGCTTCAATGTACTCCATATTGTTCACTCACTTTCTTCTTATTAGATTCACCCAGAATGTACTCAACATCAATGACCTCTCCCGATTCAAGTTCGCCGAAATGTCTTTCGATATACTTATGTGCTTCGCGCATGGTACGTGATCCATCGTTCCACCTGAAAGGTCCGTAATGCGTCTCCTCAACACGGTTCAGCATGGTCACTACTACAAGCGGATACTCAAAACCGTATCCAGCACGCCTTAGAAGATAACGCTCACGGTTGTCGGTAGGAATCATCATAGTGGCCATTACGGGAATGAACGTCGCTCTATCACGAACTTCAAATAACTTAGTCTGCATCTTTGTTATCCTCCTTGAGTATTGCATTGCCCATCATTACCATGGCCTGTAACGTACCATAGTCTCGAACGCCGAGTACATCGACGCCCTGTTCGAGAAGCTTTTCTGCCTCCGCGACAGCCTCTCTCAGTTCCTTTGTGGATTGCGCTTCTTTGTTTTCCATGATGTATGCTCCTTTCTGGTCTTTACATTAGTCACCGAACAACGGTGCTTGAACATGGCTCAGAAGTTTGGGTCCTTAGTATCGTCCAACAGCAATGCTCCCTGCGCGTAAGCGTCCTCCCAATCACGGATGTTTGATTTTACCGGAAGTCAGTAGGAATGTAAACAACCTGAAATTTCCGGTTGATTTTTTTTTTAACGGCTAGCAAAGGTGTGTCAACGGGCAACTGCCCCGTAAAATCGGTAAAAATTCATATATACAACCTTCGTGAAAGAGTTTATACTCCCTCCTTCTGTTATTTATATTATTATATTCATATTCTTCATCAATATGATATTACAATTAGTCATATATATGAATTTCGCTATATAGATATAGAGGGATTTTAAGCGGATCGCGTAATTTTATAGTCGCGTACGAATCTCAAGGGTTTTTAAGCTCAGATGCGTGAATTGCTGAATTGACAGCGCTCTCCTCCGACTGGCTAATCCCTTCGCGAAGCGCACTATCCACCATCCTCCGATGCTCGCCTTCCCTTATGAGGTCGGCAACTGCTGCCTTGTGGGCTTCCTTACGCTCCAGGCGAGCACTTGCCACTCTTAGTAATTCGGCAAGGTTAGCCTCAGCCTGTTCAAGCCCCCGCTTGCGCCGCTCCGTATTGTGTTGAAGAGCGAGGGCAGCTTGATGTGCCCTCAACTCCTCCAAAGACATCCGGCCTCTGCGGCCCTGCGGTCCTCGCTTACCCATGCTGTAATCTCCTGATGTGATCACCGAGCTCACACAACATCATACCGACCGAGGCCACGTACGCAGTTTCGTCGTCCTCGTCCTCGTCAACACCACTTAAGGATTCGGCATCGTGATACACCTCACCAACGTCCTCACAAGTGTAAAGGAGCTTGTCTGTCTCAGCCTGTTCAAGTACGATGATTATCTTGGCGCCATCTGCTGTCTTTGTTACCTTCATACTTCAATGTCCTCCTTATTCATTTCAACTGATGTCATAATGCAGCCACAGATGTCATCCTGAGACTTAATGATCTCAAGGATCTCTTCGGAATCGTGCGCTCCTAGGGGGATTGGTTTGTCGTCGGATGTTTCATCGTACTCATAGAGGGCGACTTTGATGGTGATTACGTTACACGAGAGTTTCATAGTATGCCTCCTTGTTGTTGTTTTTTTCTTTAGTTAATCAGGGAATTGAGTTTGTTGATGATTGTTCTGAGTTCGGCTGTCTCGTGTGTGAGCCACTCAGTATCCTCCTCGTACGTCGCATCTTCGGGATTCAAGTTATGGCGCGTGGTGTTGAGATCATCGATGCCATCTAATAACCAGGCGATCATAGTATTGATCTCAGTTTCGGTAAACGTGTGCGTGTGTTTCATTTTCTTTTGCCTCCTTGTTTGTTATTGTTTATTACGCAACGTATGCGTAAAAGTAATCTCTGTCAACATAATTGGGAATGTTGAATGATTCATCAAAGAAATCAATCATCGGAACGATTCCGTCATTGAATGCTTGTTTGTACGCGGTTACTTCTTCGATGAATCTGATGATTCTGATGTAGTTAACTTTTTCTTCTGCCGTAAATGCTGTTACCGGTTTCAGACTATCGAAGCCTGGATAGTACTTAAGGGCGATTCTTAACTTGCCGATATTTTTGTAACGAACATCAAATTCTTCAACTGCGAATCTCTCAGCGACTGTCATTTTCAGCATCCTCCTTATTTGTTTGTCAAATTTTGGATTCGAGATTAGTTTATCTCTATTATTATTATACCATGTCGCATTTGCGATTTCAATAGTACGTACCGAGATTGCATATTTATTTTTATTCCATGGCCGACGCCTCGAGCCCTCCCTATGCCGCACTGTCTCGAGCTCCCTCTATGTCGGCATATGCGGCCGGCCCGGGCTGGGCGGCGGATGCTGCCGGAAGGCCGGCAAAGGCCGCAGAGTTTAGGGGCAGGGAAATGTCGGCATATGCCGCCTGGGGGGGGGGGGAGGTTGGTAAAAGTTGGCATATGCTGCCCGACAGTTGGGGATAAAAAAGGGGGAAGGACTAAGCAGTCCTTCCCCAGGGTGTTCCCGGTGGTCGGGGTTGTGTGTTACCTCTGCGTGTTAGTTAGATTCGCAATCACTACATTCGTTATTCTCAATCGCGTTGGCGTACATCTCCATTGGGTTGATCTCGACGGTATCACCATTATCCAAGATCAGTATGGTTGTGGTCATGTCCCGATTGTCGGTCTCTACGATTCTGCGAGTGGTCATTTTGTTTTGCCTCCATTTTTTTTTTTGATGGTGGTGAGGGAGGAGGTTGTTACACCTCCTCGATCTCCCCGGTCTTCCAGTTGTACTGGAACACGTGCTTCCCTACGCGGATCGTGTATCCGCCCTTGATGTACACCTTCAGATCATCCCAGGTGGGCTCGTTGCCGATCCGGGCTCTGAAGAACTCTATGAACTTCCGAAACATTGCGTAATCCATAATTGTTCCTTTCTCCCCCGGTGGGGGAGGGAGGTTATACCTCCCTCGGTCCTTGGTGTTCGAAGGTATCCAGGTTCATGACTCGGGGCTTCGTCTTGCCGATCTCCATGAAGACCAGGTGATCTGCGGTGGCCATCAGGATCTCGAACTGTCCGGGGAAGTTACGGAACTCGACTGTCTGTCCTACCTGCCAGCTGACGTTCTTCGCGCGGGGCGGCTTCTTACCGGCTGCCAGCTCGTCGAAGTTCGGAAGCTCCAGGTCCGGTCCGTGCTTCCGGATCAGTGCGTCTGCGACTGCGCTGTAGTTGACGCTATCCGGGTCGTACGGTACTCCGGGTACCGGCTTGCGGCTCTCGCGGAGGAGGACCTGGTAGGTCGCATCGGTGGCGAGTGCCAGCTGGCGGAGGCTCACTTCGGGGTGCGTCTCGAAGCCGGTCTGGAGGAGGGCAGCGATCTCATTGCGCTTCATAGTGGTGTCCTTTCTGAGCTCTAGGCTCTGTGCCACACTTGGCAGTGGCCTGCCGATTTATCGTTCGCTCTGCGAGCGTAGCGATCGCTGTGTTTGTAGCTATTCAGTTGTCAAGGTCCGCCGGTGCCGGGGCTGGGCCCCCGCCCTGGGGTTGTACAGGGCGCTCGCGCTGCTGCTATCCTCGCGGCGTTCCGATTCTTTCTCAGCTACGTAAGTAGTACGGATTATCTAACTCGCTCGGAGCCGGCAGCGCTGTTCATGCCGGGTTCTCGATTTTTAATATTTAATATTTTTATAAATATTAAAATATTAAGTTATAAAAGTTCGTTATAATAATTATAAATAATAATTATTTTTTATAATATTTATTATTTATTCTTTATTATATTTATATTATAATATAAAATAAAAAATTATAAAATAGCCCAGGCATTATCAACCTGCAGATGTTCGGGACTGTAGACTGATCGCAACACACCTTACCAACAGTACCCCATCCCAACAATTCAGCACCCTAAGTGCTTGCGCCCTATCCTTCACTAGACAGACTTTTAACATGAGTTCCACCCATTCTTTTCTCCTGCCAATCAGTGACTCGATCAGCATGCGATCGCAATCCGCTAATGTTCCGCGCTCAAAGGCCCACTGCAATAGCTCTAACATCACAATATCCTCCCAATTTCTAATGGCTTTAGCTGTAGCACTAGTGCTCAAAAATAACATCAAAGATCCCGGGACCAATTGCCTCAGCGGCCGCTTCGCGGCCGGTGGTTTAATCCTGTTCAAGTACCCGATTTCTGTGGGGTGCACGCCCCTTGAAATGTGTACCCTTGCAAAATTCGCTATCTAATTATATAATATAAAAAAAGGATGTACCATTCAAGGCTACCGATAGGAAGGGGGTTGCGGCCATGACCTGCAGCGTATGCAATCATGAAAAACGTGCTGAAATCGAGCAAGCGTTACTTTGTCGCTCGATGGGCGATTTATCCGTAACCATTGAGTCAATTGCTAAAAAGTATGGCTTGAAGCCTATAGATGTTCAGATTCATACGCTTATGCATGCTGCAATGCCCGTTAGTAACGGCATTGACGACAAGCCGACCACACTAGTTGAATCTGTGCGGTTTAAGGAAGCGGAATCACTTCGTCAAAGTACATTTGAATATCAGAATACACTGACTTTGCTGGGCGCGAAATTGCGCGAAGAGATCAGCGCTCATACCGATACAAATCCTACATTACAAAAGCTGTCTCGCGCGACGGTTGATCTCTATCTTGGGCTGGGTGGAGAAATTAGGAGCGCGGTCGATTCGTTGGTGCGCATGAATAACATGATAAACGGCGAAGATAACGGTGGTCTGAAAGGCCTTGCCGATCTGGTGACTGCTATCAGATCTTCCGGAAAGCCTTCTGAGTGATCCAATTTAAGGAATTCAGCCCGAAGGCGCTAGACTTCATTGCGAATTCCAATGCGCGTCTAAATATTGCGCACGGTTCGGTTCGTTCCTCAAAAACCGTAAACTGTTCCGTCCGGTGGTTAACGTTTCTCGTAGACGGGCCGCCGGGCGACCTATTTATGATAGGTAAGACAATCGCGACGTTACAGCGTAACGTACTGAACGATATTCGCGATATCGTGGGTGAAAAAAATTTCCACTGGGTAAATAGGCAGCAGGGTGAACTTCTATTGTTCGGCCGTCGTGTGTACTGCATCGGTGCGAACAATGAGGATGCAGAAACAAAGATTCGCGGTGCAACAATTGCAGGCGCCTATTGCGATGAAGCTAACTTATACCCTGAGGGTTTCTTCGCACAGCTGATGGCCCGTATGTCCGTTAAGGGTGCTTGTTGTTTTTGCAACTGCAATCCTGATTCGCCATACCATTGGTTCTATACCGGATACATAATGAACGAAAAGATCAAGAACAAAAAAGTTTGGCATTTCAATATGGATGACAACCTTAGTCTTGATCCCGAGTATAAGGAATCGTTGAAGCAGATGTATCACGGTGTATTCTATCGTCGGTACATTTTAGGCGAGTGGTGCGTGGCTGAGGGCATGATTTACGACATGTTCGACATCAATACATGCGTAAAGAAAATTCCGCTAGTCACCTTCCGCAATCAGGAAAAAGTAAAGTTACTACTCGCGCCGGGTGAGGAGCCCGATCCAGTAGTGTGTATGTTCGTGTCGTGCGACTATGGTACATCAACCGTAATGACTTGGTCCCTTATGGCAGCGCTTAAAAGTGGTCGTATTTATAAGCGGGCCGAATATTATTACGATGCTGTATATCATTCGACGCAGAAGACGGACAGCATGTTTATCCGCGAGTTTAAAGTCTGGTTGGATTCATTTCCGGTTGTGCAGGATATGGGCGGTGTGTACCTTGTGTACGTTGACCCATCGGCGGCTTCGTGGAAGTTGGAACTTATGAACGCGGGATATGCGGTGTACAATGCGAATAACGATGTTATAAATGGTATTCGTGTTGTTGGTAATATGTTAGCTACAGGACAGTTTATCATCGATCCGTCCTGTACGAACACGTTGCGTGAGTACTCGAACTATTCTTGGGATCCGGTCGCACAGAAAATGGGCGTTGATAAACCCATTAAACAAAATGACCATACATGTGATGCGGACCGTTATGGCCTGTACACATATACGGGCGGCAGATTTGCGGGGGTGTATTGATATGTTGCATGATTTGTCATGGCTTGCTCCGGGGCAACTCTTTCCGCCCAGTAGCGAGAGAGTTCGGCTGAAAAGATACGAGGATAATCGTAAAATCTTCGATACGGAAATGCCGGATTTCTACGAAGAATATGCGCGTCGAATAGATCGCGTTGTCGGCAATTTTTCTGATGTCATTAGCTTTCCTATTATATTTAATTACCAGCGATTGATGTCCATGAAGATGGCGGACTTGGTGTGCGGCGAGTATCCTACCATTACGGGTGAGAACGATGAGCTGACCACTATGCTGGCTGATATACAATATGATACGGATTTCAACGCTAAGATGTACACCACGGTTATTGACACGAGTCGATACGGTGATAGCGTATGGCGTGTCTTCCGCAAGGACGGTAAGAACACCTTCACGGTATGGGAGCCGGATCAGTGGTTTCCGATCGTTTCGCAGGATGGTACCAACACGATTGAAAAGCACGTTTTGTGCTGGCAGGAAAACCGCGGAACGGAGCTTGAACCGGAATGGTACCTTGTGGCGCAAATACATGAGGTTGGTAGTTACGATCAGCGCACTTTCAAGATGGATCGTATGGGCGGCCATATACACGAGAAGGTTGAATCGAAGCGTGTACCGACTGGCTTGCCCATCAATGCGGTTATCCACGTGAAGGCGTTTTCCACAACCGATACGGTATACGGTTTTGATGATTACTCGCAGGTAGATTCAATACTATGTGAGCTCATGGAGCGTGTAGCGCAGGTCAGCGTCATACTTGATAAGCATGCCGATCCCGTACTTACTGGTCCGATCACAATGCTCACTGTCGATGAAAAGACAGGTAAGCGTTATCTCGAACGCGGTAAGTTCTTTGCCACAGCGCAAGGCGATAACGCACCCGAGTATCTTACGTGGGATGGCCAATTGGAAGCTTCCTTTAAGCAGATCGAGTTTCTGATTGACCAGCTGTACATCTTGTCCGAGATGGGCTCCGCTCTAGCAGGTGCGCGAGATAGTACATTCCAAGCTGTATCCGGCATGGCAATGCGTTTCAAGATGATTACGCCACTGGCTAAAGCAAGACGTATATCCAATGCGCTGACGCGTAATGTGCAAATTTTACTTTCGGCCATATCCTCTTATGGATATGCACAGGAAGTTAAAGCGCGCGATATATCGATATCTTGGGCAGACGGCATTCCCAATGACCCGCGTGAAACGATTGAGTACATCAAGCTTGCAACGGGTGAGAACAAGATCATACCGCTTGATGTGGCGATCAATGAGAATTTGGGCAGGACGCCAGAGGAAGCCGATGAGTGGATTACCAAGATCGACGAGCGCACACAAGCGCTTGCTGAGGCAGCGGCGGCAGCTTCTGCTAACCTGGATCCCGATGATCCAGAGCAAAAAGGTAAGAAGACGGGCCCCGTTAAAGGGACGGTCGAATCCACCAAGGGCAGCAAGACGGGTGTTGCAAATCCGAAGAGCCCTAAAAACGAGTAGTTAGTTCTTCCTTTCGAGGAATTAAGAAAAGTCGACGGACGTTAAACGGGAGGATTATTTATGGCTACTTTACTTGATTCGCTGAAGAAGGTTCTCAAGCCCGAAACATATGCGGCCCTACTCGAAGAAGCCGGCGACGATTTCGATTGGTCCGTAGTGCCTTACGCAAGGTTTTCAAAGGTGGTTGGAGAACGGAATGCGGCCAGACAGCAGCTTGCTGAAGCTGGCGCAAACGGTGGGGACGGCGACCCCGATAAGAAGTTCACGCAGAAAGATATCGATGACGCAGTTGCGGCAAAGGAAACTGAGCTCAATGCCGCACACGATAAGGCTTTGGGTGAACTTAAGCTGCGTGGCGCTACATTGGAGCTGCTGCGCACGGCCGGAGCGGTCGATGCGGAACTTATCTACGATTCGGCTAAGTTCGATCGTAGCAAGATTTCGTATGACAAGGACGGCAAGTTGACTGGAGCCGATGAGCTTATTAAGGAGTTCCAAAAGAACAACCCGAAGCTGTTCGGTGAAGGCGGTGTTGAAGAAGGCACCGGTAAAAGCGGCGGCAAGAACAAGAATGACCAGGCGACGGATACTGCTCTTGATGCAATCTTTGGCCTGAATTTCACGTCGACGCTCACCAACAAAGACTAACAACTAAATTTTGAAAAGGAGTATTACAAACCATGGCTCATAATCTTACGAACCTTATTCAGTCTAAGGTCGTGCCTGGTCTGTACAAACAGTACTACCAGCAGTCCACCACCGCATGGATGGAAGCCAACGCGGCTCGCATGGGCGCCGTGTGGAAGGGCGGCAAGTACGTCTACTTTACCGAGATGGAAGTCGAAGGTATGGCGAACTACGACCGTCAGCTTGGTTACGTAAACGGTGATGTGGCTGGTTCCAAGATCCAGTACACTATGACTCAGGATCGTGGCCGGCGCTTCCCCATCGATTATCTCGATAACGATGAGACCGGCTTCCTTCTGTCCGTTGCCAACGTGATGGCCGAGTACAATCGCAAGTGGGTTATCCCCGAGCTCGATTGCTATCGGTACAGCACTATTCACAACATCGTGAAGACCAATCAGCCGACCTTCGTTAACGACGATGCTATTTTGACTAATAAGATTGTCGAGATGCTTAGCGACGACTTGACCACGATGCGTGACCGGGTTGGCGTGCACATTCCGATGATTATCGTGATGTCCGGTCTGACACAGCGTTACTTCGGCCGCGAATGGATTCACAACCTGGATTACGTCGGCATGAACAACGGCGTGGTGCAGACCAAGGTCCGCGCGGTTGACGGCTGCCCGTTCGTGATAGTGCCCAGTGCATACCTCAAGACCAAGTACAACTTCCTTGATGGTACTACACCTGGTCAGGAAGCCGGTGGTTTCGCCGCGGCCGACGATGCCATCGATATGAAGTGGATGATCTTGCCCATGGATGGTCCGATCGCGATCGTCAAGCACGACAAAGTTCGTGTATTCGATCCCGATAACAACCAGCAGGCAAACGGCTGGGCCGTCGACCATCGTATCTTCCACGATTTGTGGATGATGCCCAATGGTTACAACAACTCCTTTATTCGTACCGGCACGATTACAGCCCCCGATGATGTGGAATAACAATTCGTAGCCAGTACTTTTGAAAGGAGGCAGCTATGGCTATGACACTTACAGTCACCGGCAAAGAATACCTTAAGGCTATTGCCGGCGCGACTGCCGACTACGAAGCAGTCATTACCGAGGCGGGCGACATTACCGAATTCACCTACGAGTGGGGCGTTGTAACTGATCCTGCCGATCTGGCAACGATTGCTGGGACTACCGCAGAAGGTGTACTTACGCTTGCTGAGGCGGTCGCGGATTGTACGGCCACCATCACGTGTACGGCATCGTACCTTGATGAGTCCCAGGCTCCGCAGACTGTCGTCGGTACGCTTGTTGTGAACATCTTCGAGTTGTCCCTCGTGGTTGGCGAAACCTATCAACAGCTTTTTCATGCGAGCGACGTTGACACGTATACCGTGGAAGCTACGTTGACGGGTCTTCCTGCTGGCGCAACCGCCACCTATGCGTGGTCGATTGCTAATACGGTGGACGGTCTTGCGACCATTACACCCGACGATCCGGCAACCAGTGCGTCGCTGGCCTTCCCCACAGCGGCCACAACCAAGCTTGCCGGTAAAGCGACTATTACATGTAATGTTGTCCTCAAAATTGCCGATGTATCCATCGATTGCGATATCAGTGCCAATTTGGTGACGTACATCGTGAAGCCGGTACTCGTGATTCAGGGCGACGACATTATATTTGGCGCCAAGGGCGGCGTGCTCACGTACACTTCAGCGTTGACCGGTTTGGATGTTATCCCGGCTGGCTTGACTTTGGAGTACACCTGGGACATGACCGTTGAGTCCGCGACTGCTGGACTGTGCCAGCTTGCGATGAATGTGCCGGATAATTCCAAAGCTACATTCACTGTTCTCAAGAACGGCGTAGGCGAGGCTACGATCTCCCTGAAATGCACCTACAGATACAATGGTGATTCGGCACAAGTGGTCGCGGAGGACTTCATCGTAACGCTGACACCGCATGCCGCACCCGCAAGGTTCACCGGCAAGTGGGCCAACGCGTACATTGCTTCTTGCGATGACGAAGTACAGGCGCGGTTCGCTGCGCTCAAGGTGTACAGAGCCATCGCGATTCCGGACACCGATGACGTTCTGCGTTCCGAGCAGGTCAATTTGGTGCTCGATTCAATCTAAGGTTACTTTTCGAAAGGAGGCGGGGGACAAAATGAGCTATGTCACCGTAGAGGAAGCCGACCAGTATATTGCGGAGCATATGCTGCCGGCCGAAGCGCCCCGTATCTACTGGAACTCCTTAGACACTGCGTCGAAGCAGATACTGCTCAATAAGTCCTTTGCTAAAATCGAAAGGTTACCGTATAATAGCTCGAAGTGTTCCGTGGACCAGGCCACGCAATTTCCGCGTGGCCGGGACACCACGGTTCCACAAGAAGTGAAGGACGCGCAGGTCGTAGAAGCTCTCGCATCGTCGGATGCATTCCCTGGTGCGTCAGCGCAGCGGTCGCTACGCATGCGCGGTGTACGAGCTTACTCAATTGGACATCTGTCTGAGACATTAGTGGGCGTCAACAAACCGGGTAATCCTATGAACGAAGTCAGTCCGGAGACCTTGACAATTCTGTCGAGATTCCTTTCCGGAGGTTACTCAATATGTTAGACACTTACTTGAATCAGGCAGTAGAGTACCTCAAACGTACTGGCACGGATAAGTATGGAGATGGCACATACGCCGATCCTGTAGTGCTGCCGTGCCGTTGTGAAAAAAGTACTAAGGTCATCCAGACACCCGTTGGTGCACTGTACCAGACAACTTATCAATACTTCCTCGGTAGCGGCGCTGTAATGTTCGAATTGATGCCTTGGAAAGATAAGCTGGGTGGCCTTACAATTGCCCAAGTTACCGAGCTCACGTTGCTTGATGGGACAATTGAAGGCTACGAGGTGTTAGTGTAATGGCCGTTAACATGGACTACAAGGCCTTTCGCGCAACAATGACGGAACAGCGACGTCGTTTGAAGGCCATGGTAGATAAAGTCGAGGATGACCTTTATGAGAGCATTCGTGATGTATATCTACCGCAGTTTGTCCAGGATGTACTTACGATTATTCCTATGAGCACTGGTAAGCTTGCTGAAGGTTTTACGTATAAGTTAAACCGTCCAAAGCGCAGACAAATATCGTTAACCGTTAGTGCTAAAGCTTATCATAAGGGATACAATTACGCGTACATCCAACATGAGCGGACGGATTATTCACATGAAGATATCCGATCCGACCACTATATATCGATTCCTTTCGAACGCATGATTCGCGACATTGCCGATATGGAAGGTTTTGATTACGTCGAGCCGGCCGACGAAAGTCGCGTGTTCGGTGAGGGCGGTGCAGAAAGGATGGATGACTTTTGATCAACGTAATTCGTGATTATCTGATGCTTCCTGAACACATGCCCAAACCTGATTTGCCGATTTATGTTGGCCAGCTACCCCCCGAACCGGCTGAGTGTATCTCAATCACCGAGAGCGGCATGACCAGTGAAGCTACCTTCTTTGGTAGTGACAACGTAATCAGTACGCCACTTTTAACTTGTACTGTGCGTACGCTCACGTACCCTAGAGGGCGTACGAATTGTGCAATCATCCGTGAATTGCTTAAGAATCTAATCATAGGCAATCTCGGAATTGTGCCAGGCGGTAATGTAATGCATCTTGGACGCGATGAGCAACAAATGCATGTCTTCCGCCTTAACATCAAAACTATTATTAAGGAGTGAATCTGATGGCTGATACACCGTACACTGGCTTAACTGCCAAAGTTATGATCGGCGAGAAACTTCTCTGCTACGTATCCGGCGTGGATCTGAGTCTTGAAAAGGACATCATTGAGATCTTGGCTTTCGGCATGAATTACAAAGAGAAGGTGCCGGCTATTAAGGACTGGAGCGCGTCCATCGATGGCACGTGCGCCTTGGCCGATGGCAACTCGCAGGATGACCTGTACGACGCGTTTGAGAGCGGCGCAGCATTGTCCCTATCGATATTCCTCAATGCATCCAACAAGTTCGTCGGCACTGCCTTCGTGCAGAGCTTCAACATTTCCGCCGCGCCGGACGATAAGATCAACCTGACCAGTGAGCTGGCCGGTTCCGGTGCGGTTGTGTTGACCTACGGCACACTGTATACCGTAACTGGTGCTGGCGATCTTGAGGACGAAGTCTTCACGCCTGCCGCCATTCCTGCCGGTTCCATTGATACGGTCATCACCTTCACCAATGAGGACGAGGACGAGGTTACCGGCGTCACGATGGGTGGTATTTCACTCGGTGACACAGGGCCCGAAACTTGGGCCGTTGTTGGTAATGTTCTTACGATCCATCCCGCGATCACAGGTAACATTGTGGTTACGGGTGCCAGCACCTGATCGTAAGGTACTGGGCGCGGGGCGGGGTCATCCTCCGCCTCGCCTCGCCCTAATGCATTCGAACTAATATCTAGGAGGAGGATATTATGAATCAGTTACTTGTTAAGATCAATGGTGTGGAGTATCCGCTTGCGACCACGCTTCGCGCTGCCTATGCTGTTCAAGCACGGTTTGACCGTAAGCCCTATATGGAAATATTTCCCGGACTGGGCACGATGGACTTAGAAGATCAGATCGTAATCATGTATGTTTGTTTCAAGACCGCTAATCCCGATTCTACCATCACAGAAAAAGAGTTTATCGATTTCGTGTTGGATAGTTATCATGTGGCCGACCTGATGGATCTTGAAAGCGAACTGGTCATGCGGATAATGTATGGCGGGCTTAGCCCGGAGGAAATAAAGGCAAAAAACCTGAAGGCGCGCCAGATGAAGGAAGCGATCCAATAACTTGGATCAGACTGTTTGAAATTGGCGCGCAAGCCGGTTTACGGCCTAACGAAATACTAGACATGCACTTATGGCAATTTAATTCCTACATTACAGGATATCGTAACCACTTAAAAGAGCTCCTCTCCATTGGCGTGTACACTGGCAGTTATGCGGGATATTACCACCCGCTCAACAAGCACAAAAAAGACCCAAGCGTTATTGTGAAACGCTTGTTCGCCAGAAAGCGATCTGCTCGTAAACCCGACGTCGATGTCGCCAAGTTCCAGGCCCTCGAGCAAGCCTTTGATGCTAACTATCGTGGAGGGAATAAGGATGGCAGGAAAACGTGATGTAGTTTATAACTTTACATCCAATACGCGTGGGCTTAGTGCAGGCGTTAATGAGGCTGTCAAGCTGCTAGATAGGCTGTCCGCTAAGACGAATGCCCTCCAAAAGACTCAACAGTTTGGAGGGCCCTCTCTTACGCGGCTGCGTGATACGTTGGTCGGTATGGTCCAGTTGACCAAGGATTTGCGCAGTCAGATGTCCGCAATTGGTCCTCGGAAGAATGCGTATCATGAAGCGCAACTTCTGAACGACCAAATGACGCAACTTCAGGACATCCTCAATAACTTCGATACTTATGCTCAGCAAGGTGCTTCGGGCATTAACGATATGACCCAGGCGTTGATGACCGCTAACTTGGCGGCCATTGAGCTTATGGGTAATCTGCGGCAGGCTGGTGCAACGGGATACAATATAGCCGCTATACGCGCACAAAATAGGCAGACCATGAATGATGCGACGCTACGCGCCGCTACTGCCGGACCTGCAGCGTCTGCAGCCGCGAGAAGCTACGCGCAGCAACGCATAGCAGCGACGACGCGCACAGTGCCAGCGGGCGTCAATGATGTTGTGGTTAACTACAAACCCAATCTTACGGGCTTGAAGCGTAGTGTCGCAGATGCGCAACGTTTGCTCAAAGATATTAAGCCGCCAGAAGGCGCTGAGGACGCATTCGCGGCACTCAACAACCAGGTAACAACATTTTCCCTTAAGCTAAAGTCCGCCGAGCCTACCGCGTTAAAGGACGCAACCACAGCAATTAATCATGCTGAGGCGGCCATGCGCATTCTGCTTAGTGCGGAAGACCAAATGCGTTCGAAGACTCAGCTTAATGCGACCCAACTGACAACACTTCGTCAGGCGTTGACCGACTCCGCAAACGCCTTTCGCTCTTCAAGTCACGAGGTTAACAAGTACATTGCGATGTCCCGGGAAAAAGAAGATGCGGATAAGGAAGGCGTCGCGGCGGCGTACGATGCGGCTAAGGCTGCTAATGTTCAAGAGGCGGCTGTCGAAGATGCTGCTGACGCAACAGAAGAGCACGCTGAGGCCACGCGCGGTGCAACTAGATCGTCGGGCGGCTGGAGAAACTTCATAGTCGGTCTCGATGGCGCATTGCAAGGTCTGCGTAATCGTTTGCGTAGCTCGACAAAAGATACTCAGTCCTTTGGCAAGGTACTAGAAGGCGTAGAGAACATTGCACAGAAGTTAACGACCGTCCTCACTACGTTTGCGGGCGTGTCCGCCGCGTCCTTCTCAGCCGAGGTGCTTGAAAAGGCTATCGATTACGTTGAGATCATGGAGCTCTTCCGCGTAGCGACGCGCGAAGCTCATGATACCGCGATGGACTTCGTAGATGTTATGGAAGACATTTACGGCATGGATCCCAACAACATCATGCAAGCGGTTGGTATGTTCCATCAGCTCGCAGGTGCAATTGAAATGCCTATGGCCGCCGCGGAGAAGGTATCCTTAGGCCTGACCAAAGCCGCGGTCGATATGTCCTCGTTGTTCAATAGAGAGCTTGAGGATGTTGTCAATGATTTAACATCCGGTATGATGGGCATGACGCGTGCCGTGCGTAAGTACGGTATTGATATCCGCATGACGACGCTCGAAGCAACAGCACTATCTCTGGGCATCGATGCACAAGCGGAATCCATGACCGAGGCAGATCGTCAAGGATTGCGTTACTTGACCATCTTGAAGCAAACGCAGTCCTCAATGGGCAACTTCGCAAAGACCATTGAATCAGTTGCCAACCAGTTCAGAATATTCAAAGAGCAGGTTTCTGGTGTAATGCGTAACATCGGCAACTTGTTTATGCCGTTCCTCGATACGCTGGTGTACAAACTAAACGCTGTGGCGATGGTCCTGAAAGTCGTCATTCAGTATGTAGCGGCATTCATTGTTGGTTTCAAGCCGCAAGTATTTGGTGAGACCGCAGACGGCGCTGATGATGTTGCTGATTCAATCGGTGGCATCGGTAGTGCAGCGGGCAGTGCGGCGAAGAAACTCAAAGGGCTAATGGCATTCGACGAGATCAATCTCCTTCAAGAATCCGTCAAGGGCGGTGGCGGAGGCGGTGTTTCGGCTAATGACATCATGGACCCAAAAATAGCGGCTGCCATAGAAGCTGTACAGCTCAAGATGGAAAAGTTCACCATGCGCGCACGTGAATTGCGTGACAGAATTCTCGCATTCTTGGGCTTCGTTGGAGATTACGACTTCAAGTTTAACTTCGATACCGGTGAATGGAAAACCAACATCAAGTGGACCGCGGACATCTTCCGCAAGAACCTGATTGATAAGTTCCCACAGTGGGAAAAGACGATTAACGCCGTCTTCGACAACGCAAAAGAAATTGCGCAAGAAGCTGTAAATCTTTGGAACACTGCGTACGATGTAGTTAGTCGCATTGTCAATCCGTTTAAGGAAGTTCTTAAGAATAAATTTACGGATGAGAATGTATCCGAGTTCATTAAGAAATTACCCGATTATCTGCGAAGCGCGCAGGACATCCTTGAACGGTGGGCTCCGCTATTCGAAGCTATTTCCAAGGTATTTACAGAAGCGGTAACCACAGTTTTCGAGAATATAGACTGGGCTGTGTTAGTCGAAAGTCTTACGAAACTTGCAGAAGCGCTGGCCCCGTTTGTCGAAAACTTTGGTGCGGGCCTTGTACGTTTCCTCGGTGATGCGACTGAATGGGCTAGTGACCATCTGATTGATTTCTTTGACGGCTTGGCGGAGTCTATCAATAAGATGACGCCCGAACAGATGGAGGGCTTGGGTTACGGTTTCGGCCAACTGGCAACAGCGTTGATAGCCTTAGCGCCACTTGTAAGCATTTTGTCGGGTATCACCAAGATTGTGGCGCCGTTGGCTATGTTCTCCGGTATATCGGGGAGCCTCGATGCGATAGCCGCTAGCGCAGGGGCTGCTAGTGGTGCGACAGCAGGGGCAACAGGTGCTGTGGCGGGTCTGGGTGCTACTGCTGGTATCGTAGTTGGTGCAGTAGCGTTACTCGTGGCCGGCATAGCAGGTGCCACTGCGGAGAGTGAAGAATTGCAAAAGGGTTGGTCTGAAGCGTGGGAGAACGTTGAGGAAATCGCAACTAACGTATGGAATAAATTCCTTAAGCCCACATTCGATGCAATCAGCAAAACCGCAACGAAACTTTGGGATGATCATCTCGGCCCCATGTTCACTAAGCTTACGGAAGTACTGCAGAAGTTGTGGAATGATATACTGGCGCCGATTGCCGACTTTCTCATCGACGTATTGGGACCTGTCTTTACTATAGTATTTGATGAGATCGGTAAAGTAGTGGGTGAAGTGGTCGGCGTTATATCCGATACCCTGGGCGGATTGTTTACTTCACTAGGTGGGGTGATTGATTTCATTGCCGGTGTATTTACGGGTGACTGGGATCGCGCGTGGCAGGGCATTAAGGACATTTTCTCTGGTATATGGGATGCACTTGTAGGCCTAATCAAGTGGCCAATAAACCTAATCATCGGCATAGTTGAAGGACTAGCCAATGCAGTTGTTTGGGCTTGGAACGGCATCAAAAGAGCCATTAACAGTATATCGTTTACAGTTCCGGATTGGGTACCAGGAGTTGGTGGCGAACACGTTGGATTCAATTTGGCCATGACGCCTGAAGTACATATTGCCCGTATTGCGGAAAACGGCGGTTATATACAAACCGGCCAAGCGTTTATTGCACGCGAGGCGGGACCCGAATTGGTCGGTACCATCGGCGGGCGAACCGCGGTGGCCAATAATGATCAAATAGTTCGTGGTATTGCATCCGGCGTCGCAACAGCGAATCAAGAGCAAAATGATTTGCTACGTGAGCAAAATAAACTTCTCCGCGGTATACTTGAAAAGGAGACAGGCATTGTACTATCGCCTAGCCGCGAATTGGGCCGCATAGCGCAACGGTCACTCAACATGTATGCACCGGTAAGGGGGTAAACCATGGCATTCAGTGGTTATCTATTAAAGATAGGTTCACAGGAAATACCGCTTAAGAGTATCAAGCTGGGCTCGTACAATGTGACGCCCGACCAGCGAATTGACAATGCTTCCGAGCGTGATGCAACCGGTGTGTTGCATCGCGCTGTGGTAGAGCATCAGGCCACCAAGATTGAGTTCAATACACCTATCATGAACAACACAGATATGGCGGCACTCAATAAGATTATCCATGATGGGTACACAAATGAGCTTGAACGCAAAGTGTCTGTTACGTACTACAATCCCGATACGGACGATTATAAAACGGGAGACTTTTACGTACCGGATACGCAGTTCGTAATGAGTCATATTGAAGGCAATACAATATGGTATGATTCAGTGCGGTTCGCGTTCATTGAGTATTAACACCCACCCCTATTCGCAACGGAGGTAACGCATGTATAATGCTAGCGAGCAATTCCATAGTGCGGTCTTCCAAGGTTCGCCGAGAGAGCGAATCCTGTTCAAGTTCGCCGATGGAACGATCTTTACGAACGAAGATATATCCGTCCGTACTGGCGTTACCATTGCTGAGGCGGTAAATAATGAAGAAGAACTCACAATCGGCTCATGTCCCGCCTCAACACTTGATACGACCATTATCAATGATCATGGACTCCTGAACAACTATGCATATGGCGAGTGCGAAGTATTCCTAGGTGTGCGTATTGCATCATCAAGCATTCCACAAACACCGGACGGGGGCCCCCAGGCAGTACTGCGCTACGGTGCGGGAAACGAGGTCGTATTCAGAGGACACGCCACGATGCCCTACCTCACAATAGGCACCACGCCCACTACAGTACAGCCTCCATTCGGCGTACACGCTATTTTAATTGTGGGCGCCGACGTATACTGCATAAGTGCGGCTGGTGATGTATGGCATGCAACATGGGCTGACGGCTCTACCTGGAACAGCCTCGCCGCAAACACTTGGAGCGATTTAGCTGCAGAAACGTGGGACGATATACAAGGTACATTAACCGAAGTCGGACTTGTAACAATCAGCGACTTCATGGCAAACAAGTTTATCGGCTGGGCGCGCAAGAAACGTGGCATGTGGTACAACGGCAACATGCTATACGAATTTTCACCAGAGGGCATTGCCGACACGTATGAATATGTACCGCTCGGTGTATTTAACATCAAGCGCCCCACGCGCACGCGTATAAGCTTGGTTAACATCGATGCTGAAGATCGCATGACAAAGTTCGACAT